TTCTGGAATTGATGGAGACAATAAGCAACCAGCAGATGATGCTAACTCATCATCAGAAGTAGCTAAAGAAAATCCTGACACCGAAGCTGAAACTGCTGAAGTTGGTTCTGAAGAGGACGATACTGAAGTTGTTAAAGAAGGTGAAGGAGAAGAAGAAGAGGAAGCAGTTTCTGAAGATTCTCACGAAGGTGAAGAAGAAGAAGAAGAAGTTTCTGAAGAAGAAGACATCGAAGAAGAAGATGAACTTGACCTTGAATCAATCATTAAAGAACTTGAAGAAGAACTTGATGATGAGGAAGAGGAAGAAGTATCTGATATCGCTCAAGATGAAATCGAATCTCACGAAGATGAACACCACAACGAAGGTGAAGAATCAGAAGAAGAATCTGCTGATGAAATCGCTGAAGAAGAAGGTGAAGAATCTGAAGAAGAATCTGAAGAAGATTTGGATGAAGAAATCAACTTAGACGAAATCCTAAAAGAAATGGGATACGGAGAAGAAGAAGAATCTGAAGAAGTTTCTGAAGAAGAAGACGTTGATGAAAACGAAGAATTAAAAGAAACTCAAGCTGAATTGAAAGAGGCAATGTCTACTATCAAGGAACTTAAGTCAACAATTAACGAGGTAAACTTGTTAAATGCAAAACTTCTTTTCACAAACAAATTGTTCCGTTCATATGATTTAACAAACGAACAAAAAATGAAAGTTGTTGAAACATTAGACAGAACTGGTAACGTAAGAGAAGTTAAACTTGTATTCAGTACATTAGCTGAATCATTTAAGTTTAATGGAACTGCAAAAAAAGTAAAATCAAGTAAGATTAATGAATCATTCGCATCTAAACCAGTTGCATCAACTGCTCCTAAGAAGGAAGTAATTGCTGAATCAACTAATACGATGGCTGATAGATTCAAGAAACTTGCTAACATTAATTAACAAAAATTTAAGGAGATAATAAAATGGCAAATTTTGATTTATCTAAACTTATGGAAGGAAAGAACCCACAATCAGTAATGCTAGCTGAAACTAGAGAACTGAAATCAAAATGGGAACAAACTGGACTTCTTGAAGGTTTAGGAGAAAGACAACAATCACAGATTTCTGTATTGTTGGAAAACCAAGCAAAACAATTGCTTGATGAAGCTACTGCAACTGGAACAAGTGCTGGTAGTGAAGAGTGGAGTGGTGTAGCCCTTCCTCTAGTAAGAAGAATCTTCGGTGAAATTGCATCGAAAGAATTCGTTAGTGTACAACCAATGAACCTTCCTTCAGGTCTAATCTTTTATTTAGACTTTAAGTATGGTACAGCTCAACCAGGTAACCCTGCATTTTCTGGAAATTCACTTTTCGGTGGTACAGGTTCAGACTTAGGTTCAACTGATTCTGCTGTAAACGGTTTATATGGTGAAGGTAGATTCGGTTATTCAATCAATGACCAAGATGATACTGCAACTCAAGGAGAACAAACTTTCGCAACTGCTTCATGGGCGGATGTAGGATTTGATGCTTCTTTATCTGCATCTTGTGCTGCAAGTGAAATCGCTAAGATTTCTGTAGCTACAAATGTATTAACAAGACCTGACTTAGATGCTGTAAGAAGTTACTACATCTCAGCTTCTTCTTTCGCTGGTGCGGATACATTCTATCCTGCTCACTCGAAAGTTGTAGGTTCTAACTTTGTATTCTTCGCAAAAGTATCTGACTTAACTGCAGGTGCTGATGCTGGTGGATTGAACATCAAGTTCTCTCAACAACCAGTTGCTGAAAACAGAGGTGATTTTGAAGCTAAAACAAGTTCTGACGTTGGAATTCCAGAAGTAGATTTAGAATTAAAGTCTGAAGCAATTGTTGCTAAGACTAGAAAACTAAAAGCTGTATGGACTCCAGAATTAGCTCAAGATTTAAATGCTTACCACAGTATTGATGCTGAAGCTGAATTAACTTCAATGTTATCAGAGTACATCTCATTAGAGATTGACCTTGAAATCCTTGATATGTTAAAAGCTAATGCTTTAACTACTGAATACTGGTCAGTATCTTTAGGTGAAGAGTACAATTCTGCAACAGGTGCATGGATTGCTGGAACTAATTCAGCTGCTTACACTAAGAACTCTTGGTTCCAAACTTTAGGTGCTAAACTTAACAAAGTTTCGAACAAGATTCACCAATTAACATTAAGAGGTGGAGCTAACTTTATTGTTGCTTCTCCTGATGTATGTACTATCTTAGAATCAATCCCAGGATTTACTGTATCTGCTGATAAAGATGCTTCATCTTTCGCAGCTGGTGTAACTACTGTTGGTTCTATTGCAAACAGATACACAGTTTACAAAAACCCTTACATGACTTCAAACGAAATCTTGTTAGGATTTAAAGGAAGTAATTTCCTTGAAACTGGAGCTGTTTATGCACCGTATGTACCATTAATCATGACACCTCTTGTATATGACCCAACTAACTTTACACCAAGAAGAGGTGTAATGACTAGATATGCTAAGAAAATGGTTCGTCCAGAATTCTATGGTAAAATCTATGTTAAAGATTTAGCTAACGTATAATCGTTAATTAAAACTTAGTTAATAGGTCATTACATAGTGATGATAAAATTAGAGGGATTCCGAAAGGTTTCCCTCTTTTTTTGTTTTATTCCCTCCTTTTTAATTAATTTATATTTATAAGAGTATAATTGTATAAGTAAAAGGAAAAAGATATATGTCTCAAGCAAGAATTTGGACGGGTTCAGCTGATTTCACATCAGGTTCCTCCACACCATTCGGAATTTATGATTCCGATTCGATATTTCAAACAGAAGCACCTAAAGTTGCTTCTTGGTGTGCAAAAAGATTAGGTTATCCTATAATTGATATTGAATTACAAGGAGAAAACTTTTTTGCTGTATTTGAAGAGGCAGTTAGTGAATATTCGGCACAAGTAAACCAATTTAATATTAGAAATAACCTTGGTTCTTTAGAAGGACAACCAACAGGTTCAGATTATACTCATAAATCCGTTCAAGGTTCCGATTTAAATAATGTAGTAACAATAGCTGAAGCATATGGTAACTTAGCCAATGTAGGGGGTAGAGCTGATATCAAAAAAGGTTCAATTACAGTAGGAACTGGTTCACAAGAATATGATTTACAGGCTCTCTATGGTGATGTATCTGAAAGTGGTGAACGAATTGATATTACCAAAGTATATTATGAAACCACTCCAGCCATTCAACGATTCTTTGACCCTTATTCGGTAAGTGGACAAGGAACACTTAACTTAGTTGATGAATTTGGATTCGGTTCCTTCTCACCAGCAGCACAATTTATATTGATGCCAATTTATGAGGATATGTTAAGGATTCAACAGATTGAATTTAATGACCAAATGAGAAAATCAGGTCATTCTTTTAATATTGTAAATAATAAAATAACTATTCTACCAAAACCCACAACCGAATACCAACTTTGGTTCGAATATCAGGTTGTAAAAGATAGAAGAGAAAATACAACAATAATTCAAGATGGAGTAGTTTCTGATTACTCTAATATTGGGTATAGTTTTGCTAATTACTCCAAAATCAATGATGTTGGTAAACAATGGATTAGAAAATACACACTTGCTTTAGCAAAAGAGATGTTAGGTGCTATTAGAGAGAAATATAATACAGTTCCAATACCAGGTTCTGAAGTTTCTTTAGATGGTGCAGCATTAAGAGCTGAAGCACAAACAGAAAAGGATTCTCTTGTAGAACAATTAAGAGAGAATCTTAACGAAGTAAGTAAAAAACAAAGAATGGAAAATGAAGCATCTATGGTTGAACAACAACAACAAATAATGAATCGAGTTCCAATCGCAATTTATGTAGGATAAAATTATGCCAAAGTTTTTCAATGCAAAGGATTTGGATTTCATAAAAACTATATCTGAAGAGGTAGTGGATTATGTTGTAGAACAGGCAGTAACCTTATTTAAGGTATCTGTTGGTGAAACCAAAACAAATTTATACGGAGAATCGCTCGGTAAGGTTTGGAGAGCTCCTTCTACTGTTATGGCTATCGTTGATAGGGAACCTATGAATGTTGTGTATGAGGGATTTGGTCCAGATAAACAACAAGCCGTAGAATTTAGATTTAACAGACAAAGATGTAGAGAAACTTCATTTGCAGTCCCAAAAGTAAGAGATATTAATGGTACTCTTGTTCCAACAGAGGCAATACAAAACCTTTCGGTTGGATATCCTGAAATTGGTGATGTAATACTCTTTGATGGAATTTATTATGAACTTGATAATGTAAGAGAAAGTGCTTTAATCGGTGGACAACCACAAATATACGATAAAGAAACAAATACATTTGCAGATTCTAAAAATCAATTGATTGGAGTAGCATTTATGGTAAGAAGAAGTCAAATTCAAATAGATGATAGGATATATAGTTAATTATGGCAATAGACCCACTAAAAAATAGACCAGTTAATCGGGCTCTTCAATACAAAAAGGATAGTATTGAAAAGGGTAAAGGCATAAAGCTATATGATGTAGATTTAGCTATAGCTGAACACATGATAGATACAGTATTACCTACTGTTGAGATATTTGAAGAGAAACAAAAGATACCAGTAGTGTATGGTAATCCTGAAAGATGGAAATCTGTTCAAAAAGATGGGTTTTTACGAGATAAGAAAGGGATGGTGCAGATACCAATGGTAATGTTCAAAAGAAATTCCGTTGCTAGAGATGATGCAATGTCTAATACTATGAATAGACACGTTGCTTATCCTGGTGTATCACGATATTCAAATAAACACAAGTATGATAGGTTTTCTGCGATTACTCAAAGTGAAAAACCTTTAAAATTCTATGATATTGTTATACCTGATTACGTTACTATCTCATATGAAGTAATGATATGGACTGATTTTACAGAACATATGAATAAGATTGTAGAAGCTTTCCAATATGCAACAGATGAGTATTGGGGAGATAAAGAAGGATTTAAATTTAGAGTTCGTATTGATAATTTCGATAATCAGAGTGAAGTTGGTGAAGGTTCTCAACGAATTGTACGAACCACTTTTACTATGGCTGTGAATGCTTATCTCCTACCAGAACAATTTGATAATGAATCTACTCATAAAAAATCTATTGGGCCAAAAAAGGTAATATTTGGTACAGAAACAGATTTAACTGGTGAAGCTGGTGGAAATGTAACAAATTCTAAAGTAGAAAAGAGATTATATAGTGAATATTCTGATGTGATTGATTTTATGTCAATACGAGGTTCTCAGGAAGGTTCTTTTGTAGATGCTGATACAATAAAACTTACAAATGTTGAATTGCCAGTATTGCCACCTGAATTAAATGGTGTATTTAATGTAGATGATTGGTTTAGAATTTATATAAATGGTGTTTTGATACCACATACTAAGTATAGTTATACTGAATCACCTAGTAGTGATGAGATTTACTTCAACTTTGGTACAGGTTCACTCGATAGTGAAAATAACTATATTTCGAGTACAACGGAGTTGGGTTATATTTTAGAAAACACAGATGAATTAGGTATAACAGGTAAATTTAAGGAACTATAAAATGGCCATTAAAGATTTACGAAAAATATTAAAACAAGTTCACGAACCAAATGAGTTTCAATTGGTTGTACATGATATGTCTCATCCTATATATTGGGTATGGAAATTAGAAAATGTAAAAATGAAAGATTTAGATATAAAATTACGACCATTTCGTAAGGAACATGCACGTTTTGATATATTTATAAATGGTCAATACATTTTGGAGAAAGATTATACTCATGAGCATGTAAATAATGACCTACAAATAAAGTTTAAAAGAGCTAATTTTGGGTTTGAAATTGAATCCGATGATGATATACGAGTAGAAGGGGATATTGAACAGATATGAGTAAAAAGAAACCTAATATAATAACTCCTTTTGATGATAAACAAAGGTTTAAGGATTTGGTACAAGAAGTAATAAATGATACAACAATATTTACTTACATTGCCGATTCAATTAGTTTAAGTGGTGATTTATTTACCGTAACTCTTACTAATAAGAAATTTGTTTTTGAAGAAATTAAGGTAGATTCAGATTCCGATTATATCGATGTATATTTACAAGGTATAAAATCAGATGCTGCATCATACTCAGTTATAGATAACGGAACCAATATAGTAATTAATTTTACTGAAAGTATTACTCTTAATCCAGAGTTAATAGTTAATACAGATTTTTCAGTAAAAGGTAAAATAGTGAGTAGATAGCATGGCAACATTAATTCAAAGTAAACAGATTCAAGGTGTAGTAACCGCATCAGTAATTGAAGGAGATTTTCAAGTAGATTCTGGTTCAGTTAACTTAAGTGGTGCTAGTGGTGTATCTGGTTCATTTAGTGGTTCGTATGTTGGGGATGGAAGTGGATTAACATTTAAAGGAACAGGAATAGTAAGTGGTTCAACACAAATTACCGATGGTAGTGGAATCGTTTCTTCATCAGCTCAAGTAATATCTCATTTACCAGATGGAACTGTAAGTGGTTCATCACAAATAACAGATGGTAGTGGAATAGTAAGTGGTTCACAACAAATTTCTATAACCCAAACTGATGGGTTTACCTCATTTAGTTCATCTATAGCTACATCAATAGGAAATATTGTTGATACCGATACGGATGACCAGACCCTTACATTCAACCAAGCTTCTAAAGAATTAACTATATCAGAAGGAAATACTGTTGACCTATCATCCCTCGGAGGAGGTGGTGGAGGTGGTGGTTCTTCTATATGGACTACTGAAGGTGGTAAGTATAAAGTAAGTGCAGATTTAGATGTAACTGGTTCTATTACTGCAACTTCATTTACAGGTTCAATTGATTATTCAAATCTTACAAATAAACCAAGTGGTATCGTAAGTGGTTCAGTAATCACAACTTTAGATGGAACTGGTGTAATTAGTGGAAGTGTATTAAGAACACTCGATGGAACTGGTGTAGTTAGTGGTTCAGTATTAAGGACACTCGATGGAACTAATGTTTTAAGTGGTTCAAAAACTGATATAACATCACTTAATACATTTACATCATCCATTCAATCTGAAGTAGATGCTTTATCGGCAGCAACTTCATCTTACCTAACATCAGAAACAGATTCACAAACACTTTCTATAAGTGGAGACCAACTTACAATCTCAACTGGTAATACAGTAACATTACCAAGTGGAGGAGGTGGTTCGGTTCCAGCAGGGACAATTAGTGGTTCTACTCAAGTTATTAGTTCTTTACCAAGTGGTACTATAAGTGGTTCATCTCAAATTACTGATGGTAGTAATATAGTTAGTGGTTCTGTTATTAGAACATTTGATGGAACAGGAGTAATTAGTGGTTCAGTACTAAGAAACTTAGATGGAACTGGTGTAATTAGTGGTTCAATACTATCTCAATTACCAAGTGGTGTAGTTAGTGGTTCAACACAACTTACTGATGGTAGTGGAATCTTAAGTGGTTCATTGGTATCACAGCTTCCTAGTGGATTAGTTAGTGGTTCGTATAGTTCTTCAGTAGATTCAAGAATCCTCACAGAAAAATCAAGAATAGATAATATATTAAGTGGTGCTAATGCAGATTATGACCAATTCGTAGAAATTGTAGATTTAGTTAATTCAACTGATACAACAAACGATACTGCATTTGCAAATCATTATACATCAAGTAGACAACGATTAGATTCAATTGAAACATTTACTTCTTCTATTGATGTATCTATAAAAACAAAATTAAATACTGAGGAAGTTTTAAGTGGTTCTATAATATCACAACTTCCAAGTGGAGTAATTAGTGGTTCATCACAAATCACAGATGGTAGTAATATCGTAAGTGGTTCTGTAATTAGAACATTTGATGAAACAGGTATATTTAGTGGTTCATTAGTTGCAGGTACAAACATTACAATAAACCAAGTTGGAGATAATTTTGAAATATCTTCTTCAGCAAGTGGTGGTAGTGCAAGTGTAACTGTTTCTGATTCAGCACCTAGTTCTCCATCACAAGGAGATTTATGGTGGAAATCTAATGATGGTAATCTTTATATCTATTATGATGGATATTGGGTAATATCAACTGATATATCAACAGGTTTACCAGCAGGAGTAGTAAGTGGTTCAACACAAATAACCTCAATAATTACTGATTCTTATATTTCAGCTTCAGCCGCTTCAAGTGGATTTGGTAGTGGTGCTGGAACAAGTGATTTTACTCAACTAACAAATGTACCAAGTGGGTTAGTATCTAGTTCATCACAAGTTACCGATGGTAGTAATATAGTTAGTGGAAGTGTACTTACAAGTTTAGGTGGAACTGATGTAGTTAGTGGCTCGGTATTAAGAACACTCGATGGAACTGGTGTAATTAGTGGTTCGGTATTAAGAAACTTAGATGGAACTAATGTAATTAGTGGTTCATCTCAAATTACTGCACTAGGATTTATATCAGAATCATTCTCAACGGATGGAACTAATATAGTTAGTGGTTCGGTATTAAGAACTTTAGATGGAACAGGTGTATTTAGTGGTTCATCTCAAGTTACTGATGGTAGTGGAATTGTAAGTAGTTCAGCTCAATTAACATATAATGGAAATAGAGTAGTATCGAATACAGATTTACCAAGTGGTGTTTATAATAATAACTTTGGTACAAGTGGTTCAGTTGAAGATTTTATAACTAAAGTATTTTTCCCAAATACTACCCCAACAATAACAACTGGTAATCAAACAATAGAAGAATATACTTCAAATGGTTCAACAATCGTAACAATTGCAGGAACAGACCCCGAAGGACAATCATTAACTTTTGGAACTGCTTCATCATACTCCGATGATTTAGTTAGAGTGGCATCTAATGGTGTATTAACTTTAAATGCATTAGCAGAATCATCATCGTTTAATACAGATTTAGTTGGTGGAGTACATGGTCATACATTTACTGCAACTGCAACTGATACTTTCAACGCTACAATTGAAAAAGATATTACAATCTTTGTAACACCAAACGAATCTCCTAAATTTAGAGAAGGTTCAACTGGTGGAAATGTTATTACTTCTGTAACATCTAACTTAAATGAAAACTCTACAAATAATACTTTAGTAAAAAGAGTATTCTTTACAGATGCAGAAGGTGATACAATCACTATCACTTCTTCATCAATTGATAATGACCATTTCGATATTACAAAATATTCAACTTATGTTGATATTAGACAAAATACAAGTTCATTAGATTATGAATCACAAACACAATATACATTTAGTATAACTGCTTCAGATGAACATTATGAAAGTGGTGAAGATTCTGATTCGAGAACATTTTTACCAATTACAATAAATGTAACTGATAACTTAGTACCAACTCTTTCAAATCAAACTCTATCATCTATAAATGAAAATAGTTCAAATGGAGCATCTGTTGGTTCGATATCAGCAACAGATAACGAAGGTGATAGTATTTCATTTGTAACATTTGATTTACATAAATTAGAATTAGATAATAGTAATGTAGCAAGTGGTTCATATGGTGGGACTTCACAATTAACAGACCCACACGAAAATCCTTTCCAAATGGATTCGAGTGGTAATGTGACAAGAAAAACTGGTGTTGTAATAAATTCTGATTTAATAAATGAATATCAATATAGAGTTCAAGTAAGAGATAACTTTAATTCAACAATTTCAAGTGTTGCTATAGTAACCATACCTATTTCAGATGATACAGCAGCAACCATAACAGATAACTGGTCAGCGGGGCCTTATATCAAAGAATCTGAATTAAGTGGTACAACTATAAAAACAACAGATTATGGTTCAACTCAAGCTGATTATGGTTCAAACCAAAGTGGTACATGGGGTTCATCTAACTCAGCAATATCAATAAACTCAAATGGTAGTTTATCATTGAATGTAAACTTAAGTGGTTCAGTAACTCAGAGTGGTGATACAATAGATTCAACAATTACATTTACAAATGGATTTGGTACAACAACTACCGATTCGTTAACTGTAAATGTTATTGAGAATGATGCACCAACTGCAACATTTACAAACCAAACATCAAACTTAAATGCTAATTTAGCAACAGCAAATACAAACTTAGTTCTTGTAGGAATTTCTGATACAGAATCAGATACACCATATTCCGCTTCATTAAGTGGAACAGATGCATCTAAACTTAATTTAGATTACCAAAACTCTAATTCATCTTCTGTTTATATAAGAGCAAATGAAGATTTATCAGCAGGTACATTAACTTACAATCTTAAAGTTACTGATAACTACAATAAATCAACAACATATAGTAATCAAACAATTGCAATTGCAACACCTGATGGTGGTACACTTGGAGGAGATACAACTTCTTATATTATAGAATCAGGAGAAAATGGAGAATCAATTAGAGATGCTAGTGGATTTGGTTCAGGTAACCAATCACAAATGAGTGTATCGTATTCACCAAACTATGGTTCACAAGCAGTACAAGGTTCATCATGGACTTCATCAAACCCAGCAATATCAATTAATACAAGTGGACAATTATCATTAGCTTTAGATATTAGTGGTTCAACTACTGGTAGTGGTGATGATATTGTTTCAACAATTGGATTCCAAGACCAATATGGTAACGCTGGAAGTGGAACTGTAACAGTAAACGTATTTGCTAATCAAGCACCAACTGCTACATTTACAAATCAAACTTCAAACTTTGAAACAGATTTAGCAACAACGGGTACTACAATGGTTAGTATGAGTATTTCTGATGTTGAATCAGATACTCCATTCTCAGCTTCGTTGACTGGTACAGATGCAAGTTCACTACAATTATTTTACACAAACGCAAATTCATCATCAGTAGGTATTCAAGCTTCAACAAACTTATCAGCAGCAACTTACAACTATAATGTTAAAGTAACTGATAATTTTGGTAAGAGTAGAGAATACAATAGTAGAAGTTTTACAGTTGATACTTCTGCTGATAATGGAAAAGTTTATTTATATGATGTTGGGTTTAGTAACTCAACTTATAACACTGCAGTTGGTATCTCATCAGAAGATAGTTCAACTCCACCAATAGCAACTCCATATTCAAATATTGGATTTGTAGATGCAGTTATAAATGATGATATATTGGGTGATTCTACATTTACTTATCCATATGGAAGTACACAAACTGCAACTAAATTAGCAGAAGCAAGTGGTTCAAATTTACATGATGTATTGAGAAGTATGGGAAGTAGTGGAACTATATCAAGAAATTCAACTAAACACTTTGTGATTTTATTCCCAAGTGGTTCAGATATGAGTGGAATTCCAACAAGTACAACCGCTGAATATGGAGATAATACAGTAGGAAGATATACCTTAGAAGTGGGTGGTGATGGAACGACTATTGATGGAACAAACACAATAGAAGCATCAGAAATAAATCAGATGACATTAGCAACATCTCATGTAGGTTATACAAAATGGTTTATGGTGGGTGCAAGAAACCAATTTGCAAGTTCAACAAGTATTAACTTAGGATTGAGTCCATCAAGTGGAAGTGGAGGAGTATAATAATGAAAATGTATATTTATAAATTAAAAGGAGAAAAGAATGCCATCGTATAATTCGAAATTAGAGTTATCACCAGCTGGAGTTAGTGGTAATATAGTTTTAATGGATATAGACCCTATTAAGGGAGCCTTTGCGGTTTACACCTCAACAGAATTAAATGCAAAATCTGTAAATTATTTCTCCGATGGACAATTAGTTTATGTAAAGGATAGTGGTTCATTATACAAGGCAAATGTAACTCTTGCAAATCCACCTACTACATTTAATGATTCAGTATCATTCTCTCAGTTTTCCTTTGATAGTGGTTCATTTGTATCTGCATCATTTAATTCTTCAACAAGTGCTTTAACCTTATTTGGCCAAGATATAGATGGTTCAACAAGAGTATCTCAATCAATAGATTTATCTTCTCTCGAAGGAGGTGGAGGTGGAGGTGGAGGTGGTGATATCACCGCTGTATTTACATCTGATGAAGGTATTACTGGTGGAGCTTCAAGTGGAAACGTTGTACTTGAACTAACTGCAGGTAATGGTATTCTTTTAAACTCAAGTGGTATTAATGTAAGTACTGGTTCTACTCATTTTATAGAGGCCGTACAAAAAATAACAATAGATGGTGGGGTTATTTAATCACTTCCAAAACATTTTAATATTTATAAAGGTAACTACTATATAGTAGAATTTTAAAAACTTAGGCATATGTCCTGTTGAACAAATAAAGGTTTTTAGTTAATTAATTTAAACAAAAAAAGGAAAAATAATGGCACAAATTATTAAACATAGACGAGGTTCACTTGAATCCGTAGCTGGTGCTACTAAACGAGCAGGTGAATTACTTGTTGTAACAGGTTCATCAGGAATTACAGCAGTTAACGGAGATTCTATATTATTCGTAGGAATAGATGGTTCGAATGTAACCCCAGCAAACAAAATATTACAAGGTACAGCTGTACCTAATCTAACAGGAGCAAATTATGATACATCAGTTGATGGTGTACCATTTTATGATACTGATGACCAAAAACTATATATCTTAAACAAAGGTGGAAATGTAGAAGTTAAAGCAACTGCAAATACTGGTGGAACTGGTATTATATCATCTTCAGCTCAGTTACCAAGTGGATTGGTAAGTGAATCAGCTCAAGTAACAGGTATAGGAAACTCACAATTATCAAATTCAAGTATAACAATAGATGGTTCGGCTGTTTCACTAGGTGGTTCGGTAACAACTCTACAACTAGGTACGAGTAGTACTACAGCACTTGCAGGTGATACTACAACTATTACTGGTGGTCAAGCATCAGCAATTACTGCTAACACAAGTAAAGTTGGATATACGGATGCACTTGTAAAAACTAAATTAAATGCTGAAGCAGTACTTAGTGGTTCACTTTTATCTCAATTACCAAGTGGATTGGTAAGTGAATCTGCTCAAGTAAATGCTGATTCAATTACAAACTTCGATGCAAATGTAAAAACTAAATTAAACTTAGATACTGTAATTAGTAGTTCGGCTCAAATTACAGCATTAGGATATTCTACTACTGATAATGAATTAACACAAGAAGAAGTAGAAGATTTTGCTGGAGCACTTGTTGCAACAGGTGGTACTAAGACAGGAATTACAGTAACTTACGATGATGCTAATGGAAATATGGATTTCGTAGTAGCATCTCAAACAGCAAATGATTTTACGAATACTTTAAAAACTAAATTAGATAATATTGAAGCTTCAGCAGATGTAACAGATGCTGCAAACGTATTAGCTAATTTACCAAGTGGTGTAATTAGTGGTTCTGCTCAATTTACTGATGGAAGTGGTATTATATCATCTTCAGCAACTGTATTTGGTGATGTTAGTGGTGATATTACTATCGCTTCAAACGGAACTTCAGCAATCTCAAGTGGTGTAATTGTAAATGATGATATTAACGCTTCAGCCGCTATTTCACATACAAAAATTAATTTTGATGGTTCATCTATAACATCTGGTTCACTAAACTTTGGTATTAGTGGTTCTACTGGTAATGATGTAGTACAAATAGGAGTAAATAATTTATCATTTGCAGGTGGAACGGGAGTTACATCAGCAGTTACTGATAATACTGTAACTTACTCTGTTCAAGATTCTTCAACATCTGCTAAGGGTATTGCTTCATTCTCATCAACACACTTTAGTGTATCGAGTGGTAATGTAGGAATTAAAGATGCTGGGATTGCAGAAACACAATTAAACTCTTCTGTTGCAGGAGATGGTTTATCTGGTGGTGCTGGAACAGCATTATCCGTAGATTATGGTTCATCTGCAAACTCTGCTGTAGAAGGTAATACTGGATTAACTGTTCAAGGTACTAATAATGAAATCGAAGTAAGTGGAGGTTCGGTAACTTTAGGTAGTGGTGGAACTGTAACTGTTGGTTTACCTGATGAAGTAACTATCGCAACTGCATCTATTCAACAAAACCTTTCAGTTGGTGGAAATGCAACAATTACAGGTAACCTTTCAGTATTAGGTACAACCACAACTGTTGATTCAACTACTGTTACTATTGGTGATAACATTTTAGAACTTAATATTGGTGGAGCACAAGCTACTGCTGGTTTACAAGTTACTGATGCAACTGCACCAAATACAGTAAGTGGTTCGTTACTATGGGATGGTACTAATGACTATTGGAAAGGTGGGGCTCTTGGTTCTGAAAAAGAACTTGCAAGGTTAAATGCTTCTCCAACTTCTAATACAGTTCTTAAGGCTGATTCTAATGGATTGTTAGTTGATGCAAAGATTACTGATGATGGAACAAACGTAACTATTAGTGGAACTGC